TACATTTAAACATTGATTTGGAAAAGCTGTTGTAAAGGCTACGTTATTAAGATTTACATTATTTAGAGTAAGATTAAGAGTAGCTTTACCCCACCTAATAATTAAACCAGAAGGTAAATAAGACCAGCCATCTGATCCATTTGTAGGTGTAAAATCACTTAATATTGAAGCAGTAAAAGGCACATTTACATAGCCAGCATTACTATCTTTGTATACATTTAATTCATTTTTATTTGTAGGAATAAAACTATTACTACCTATAAGACTAAATAGTCCTAAATCACCAGCATCAACAAAAACAGGGGCAGCGGCCTGTACTGGAAATGTTATTTTATTATGTTTTCCTGCTCCAGTACTATTAAATTCAACATGATCAAAAGCAAAACCATCATTAATAAAAATAAAATTATTTTTAATTAATAGTTGTGTTTGAGCAAGCGTATTATACGATTCAGGAGTAATATTTAAAGCCATGATTTATTTTCCTTATTTAATACGGCCATCCGCCAGATCCAAAAAAACCAAACCCGTAAGATTTACCTTGAGTATAAATAGTAACCGTTCTTTCATTAGCTTGTAATGTTAATGTAGAACGCAAACATAATCTTTCTTGCAGTTTAAACTCAGGCATAATCATTTGAACAGAATCAAGATCCATTCTATCTTCAAATATTTTTTTACTTGCTCCATAAGCAATATATTGCCACCATTGTTCTAAATCAGGACTTTCATTAGCTAACAATAGTTCTGTTGGTCTGACATCTACTTCTATTTGAACAGGATAGGCTTTATCAGGCACAGGTCTTATGGTAAATTTTGTATCATAAAACAACATTGCAACTGGTTTGCCAGGTTGATAAGCAATATTTTCGATAACAACTGGAGCTTGACTAGCAACAGCTGAAGGAAATGTAACCGTAAACACCCCTGTAATATAATTAATTTGACCGTAAGGTAAAGGCAAAAGTTGAGGTTGATTAGGTAATCCTAAAACACCTGTTGTATTAGAAACAGGATAATCAATTAAGATCATTGATTCGCCAGCATTATCTACGGCGGTAAAAATAACATTATTTTGAATCATTGGTCTAGCTGTTGCTGTTCCAGTAAAAGTAACTTGAACACCGTCTCCAGATAAACCAGTATTAGCTATCGCGTTTGTTTGAGGATAATACCCATAGAAAACATTTCTCCATTGAGTATAAAAAGCAGGTATACCAGCTATGTACACAGGTGGGTGTACACAAACGTATTTATTTTTAAAATTATATAAAGGGTTAGTAACTACTGTATTTTCTGTTTCATAAGTATCAACTCCTGGTTGTGTGTACCAGGTTAAAGTTGTTCTTAATGTTGCTAATCGAATTTGCTCAGGAAAATCATATAAGATAAAAGTATTAACATATTCATCTATTTGATTATCTGTTATTTGAGAAGTGTTAGGACTTCTTGTTAGTCTTCTAACCTTTGTCCTTATAGCACTTAATGTAGAATCTGCCATATTTTCTCCTGTACACGACATTTGTTTTTTAATTTAACAAATGCCGTGCTTAGGGCAATCAATAAGGTAGAACGTTTTGAGTTGCTTGACTCAAAAGACTATTTATTTCACCTACTGGAACAACTGTTGCAGGGTTTGACGCATATGGCGAAAAAGGTTGAACAGTTGAAACGGGTGGCAAAACAAATGCATTTAAATTTGTAGTATCTAAAGGACATGAAAAAGATGTGGCATTTATTACTTTAATAACATAAGTATTGTCATTACTTATTTCCATTTGGCAACTTTTTGGAACATAAAGTCTAACAATTAATCCAGTTGAGTAATCATGGCTCGCAGGACTAATTCCATCCAACGTAGTAACAACCACACAAGGAAAACCTTGTGAAATAGACAAAACATTTCTCATAGCCCTTTGAAAAGTAGGAAATTCAACTGCATAATAGTTAGCCATATTTTCTTTCTTACATTTGAGTAACTTCAATTAAATTTGTAGGTGTAAAATCTTCGTCTTCTGCCATATATTCTAAACTCATAAAAGCGTATCTATGAATTTTTTTGGCTACTTTCATTCCAGCTGTTTGGTTATTGGAATTTAGTCTACCATCAGCAAAACCGCCTCTGATACCTTGTTGACCAAATTCACCAGACAAATGAGAATATTCTTTATAAAAACAATTATTATTTAAATGCCTAGCTACGCCTCTAGGTAAACTATATCTTTCGCCGTCCCATAATTCATACATAATGTATTGATCACCAGGATAAGCTTTATAACCAAAAGTTACAGATCCTTTGCCGCCATCTCTGGCAGGATTCTCTAAGTTTTTAAAAACACCTGTAACGGTTTCTTTATCTCTATCACGTAACTTTAAGATTTCTTTAGCAAGCTGCTCTTTAGTCATCTTTTTAAAATTTTCTTGTGATTTCTGAATCATTGGCTTTCCAGCCATTTCTATTTTACTCATATTACTCCTTATACAGAAAGGGAGGATTTTACCCTCCCCATTATTTAGTTGCTTATGCTAAATGAATTTCCAGATGTCCAATAAATAACATCGTTATTAGCACCAGCAGGTGAGTTTGCACCACCTACTAATTGAATACCAATTAAACCAGTATTTATAGTAGCATCACTTAAAATATCAACACCGCTATCTAAGCCTTCAGCTGTATTCATACCAACAGGCACTACTTGAGCTTGTGTAAATCCTGCTGCTGCTTGTGCAGTAGTAGGGAAAGCAAAAGCTGTAAATGCTGTTGTATCGATATCTACAGTAATAGAGTTAGTAGCTGTATTTATAGCAAGAATTGTACCTTGTAAGCTATTTATTTCTGTCATACCATATGAAGCGGCAGAACCACCTACAGAAGGAACAACAAAAGAAACAACTTGTCCTACTTTATAACCATGAGTAACAGTTAATACAACCACAGCTTCAACAGCTTGTGAAATACTTACTATATAACGATTACGTGGGTAGAATATAGGATTGTAAGGTATTCTTCTAAATGTACCAGCGTTAGCAGCTACGATTTGAGACATATATGCTAATGTAAAACTTGTGTTTGCAATAAGACCACCGATTGTAAAATCAATACTATTTAATTGCACACCGCCAGTAACATTATATAAACGAACAATATCGCCATTTGCTAAACCACCAGTGTTACCAGTAGCTACAACAGGAATAGCTGCTCCAGAAATTGCTGTTAAAACAACACTAGCACCAGGAACATTTAAAGAAGTATCAATTGGATAAAATCCAAGACCAGCACCTAAAGAAGCAGTTGTACCGTTTGCAGCTGTAATTTTACCTACACCAGCAGCCATACCATATTGCCAAAAGTATTGGGTATTATCTGTATAGTTTAATACTTTAATCCAATCAACACCTGATCTAATATCTAATGTTTGAGAAGCACCTGTAGAGGTAAACTTCCCTTGGTTTGTACCAGTAAATATAACACTCATATTAAACTCCTTTTATCTTAATGTTGAACGCATATTTGTAATCCAAAGATCGTTTAGAATCCTAGGCACTTCAGCAAATACATAACCAATAGTTACGTTTTGGAAAAGTGGATCTGAGAAGACTGGTGGACGATATAAGAACCTTGCAGAATAATTATCTTGTTCAACACAGGCTAATGCTTCCATACCTTGAATAAATGTATTGTATACATTGTTTCCTAGAGCAGACGCATTAGGAGAAACTGATCCTACTGAAGACAGCATAAAACGAACGTTGTTTACACAACCCCATTCAGATCTTACTACTTCATTTTGGTTAGGATAATTCCATTTAGAAATAAAACCATTTACGTTATTTAGATCTTTTGCTAATGCAACATGACCTAAAGCTAGATAAGCATCACGTACAGGTCCTGTACCGAATTTGTTTTCACCACCAACCATGTCCATGATCATCCAAGCATCATTTTGTAATAATGCAGAAGTCACTTCATCAATATCAGATAATGAAATATCTGTAGGCAAATCACCATTTGTACCACCTGTACAATTGTAGAAAGAAGCTGTAGAAGCTAACATTTCTTTAGTGATTTGATCTTCTGTCATACGAAGAGATAAGCCTAAAAGCTCAGCAGTTTCATTAAGAACAGGATCCTGATTTTGCAATGTTACTTGCTGATTGATTGCAACATATTGTCCATAAAAAGACATTGTAGCATCAATATCAACACGATTTAAAGGTGTTGCTGGAGGAGTTGCTCCGCTAGAACCTAATGGAACTGGTGCTGTAGGTAATCTAACATAACGAGA